GTCAATAAAGAAGTGTTCTACTGCATCAGGATTAAATTCCTGGTGAATAACTCTTGCCATATTATTTTACGGTCATTTTGATGATTTCAGGATTCATCATCATTTTATTAAATTTCTGTTTATTACCATTAAAAATAGTTCTTACAACTAAATACTTTAGATCATTAGTAAAGTAATCCTTAGTGCATAGTGCAATTAATCTATCAGTAATTTTTTGTGAGACAGTATTATTATTAGAATATACAACAGAATAATTTGCTAACCTTGTTGCTAAAGTTGAAGCAATGTCTGCTCTGTAAGAATCATCTTTACCAATACAACTTCTTAGTTCACCTAATATATATTTCTCATCCTGATGAGTTAATAAATCTTTAGGATTCACTAGTTTATCTAATTTATTATTAATAAATGTAGTAAACATAGATGCAAATGCATCACCAACTGAACCTTCACCAATCATTTGGATCATACTCAATTCATCTTCAAACTTTTCAAAACTTGAAATAGCATTAAAGAATGCAGTGATAGATCTTGCATTAGTTTCTTGTGTAACAAGCTCTGGGTGTAATAACAAGAAATTAATACATCTAGTATCAATACCTTCTTCTTCAGCCCATCTTGCCCACACGTCTACATCAAACTTTAAATTAGCAGTAATATATCTAGTTTTTTGTGCTGAGTCAATAGAATTAACCATATAATCACCATTATCTGGATTAGATGTTAGGATTATATGCCAATCTTTAGGTAAACTCCAAGAAATATATTGTTGACGGTCAACTAATTCCATAACTGCTTGAATAAATCTTGTGTCTGCACGGTTCCAGTCATCAAGAAGTAAAATACCTCCTTCTTTTTTATCTGCAATCCATTCAGGAGCACAATAAGACATTCTATTCTTACCTGTCATTTTCCAACCTTGTCTCAAATATTCTTCAACTGCAAGTTCATCAACCCACTGTCCAACTTTCTTTGTAACAGCAGCATTACTAACTTGTGCAGCTGCGGCAGCTTTTTGTGCTGCTGTATATTGAAGATCATCAATCTTTTTAGCTACTTGCTTTTCTTTATACATTTGAAATTGTCTAACAGGAAAACCTACAAGGTCACCTAACTCTTCAATTTGTGCAAGATTAAGTTTAACAAAATTAAGATTGTTCTCTTTAGCTAATTGTAGTACAGCAGTTGTTTTACCAATTCCTGATTCACCAACTACTTCTACAGCTACAGGATTTTTATTTCCTTCTTGTAAGAATCTATTATTCTTTACTATGTGGTTTACAAAACCTTTTAATTCATCAATGTTTAAATTTACTTGTGCCATTTTTTTTAGTTTAATTGTATTTTTAGTCCTGGTAATTCATTATTTATCTCACAACGAGAACTGTGAACCCATAATGTATTATGAGGACAGTTATCTGGAGTATATGCTTCACCATCTGTTAAATATATAAGAGCTGTATAAAACCCTTTCTTTTCATTATATAGATCTATAACAGGTTGAAAGCACGTGCCTCCTCTACCTTTGATCTCCCAATCCTTTCTTGGATTGAATTCTTCTACTGAATTTATCTGAGTATCACATTGTGCAACTGTAATCTTGTGACCAGTTTTATGCATATGCACCAACTCATTCATAAATTCTTTTAGTTCACTATTAGATACTGATCCTGATGTATCAACACCAATTAGTATATTATTTTTGAACTTTATTTTAAGACCTGGATTATCATTGTATCTTTTATTATACTTACGCCTAAGCTTTTTAGTATATGATACACTAGAGTTACCAATAAATCTTCTTAAATAACCTTTCCAATCAAACTTTGCAGGTTCAACATGTCTAAGTCTTTCAAGTAAATCTGCTAATTCACCTGGAATATTACCACGTCTTTTTTCAGTTTGTTCTGCAGTTTCTTTAAGTTGATGTTCAACTTGTTTTTGAACTAACTTCTTATCAGCTTCTGATAATTCATCAAATTCTTCCCATGTTTTATGACAATATTGACTATCTCCATCCATTTGGCTTAATAAAGATTCTAATGATGGACAATTGCCTTTTTGTTGAGCTTCTTCTAATAATTCATAATATTTTTTAGTTCCGGCTCTTTCAGGAAGATCTAGTTCAGGAAATGTTTCCATAGTTATACCTCCTTCAGGAAGATAATCATTGTCTATATATTGATTTATTTCTAAATCAGCAGCTATATTAAATAACTTATGATTAGTATATAAATCTCTCATAACAAGATGTCCAAAAGATACGTGTAATAATTCATGCTTAAGCAATCCTATTCTATGTTTCTCAGAAAGATCATTAAAGAAATTTGGGTTAATAGATAGTTGAACACCTATACCATTTTTACTCACACCTGCAGTAGGTATGTTTTTACTCATTTTTTTATTTAAACCAATCAAAAAGAGCCCGTAAAAGGGCTCATCAAGAATTAAAGTTTTACTTGCTCTTGCAAGTATATCTGAAATATTTACCATGCTAATTCCATATTAATTTTTTTTATAAATTTATCTTTACCATTATTAATGTTATCTAAGTATAATTTAGATATTTCATATTCTACTATTTCTTTTTCAACATTAATCAATGGTTTGTTTTTAATTTTTTTAAATATTTCTGACCATGGTTCACATCTATCTGTAAGATCTTTTCTTCTTTCATACATTTCATTATCTGTATTCCAATTTTCTTCTTTTGTAAGACTTATTAGAAAACTTGATCTTTTTTGTGCAGAAAGAGATTTAGCTAATGCTATTATTCCTATGTCAGTAAGATCTGAATTTATTATATTGGAAACACCTATTGTTAAGTCTTCCTCTGAACCATTAATTAATTTTTTATTATCTAAATAAAATTTTAAACTCATTGTTATTGTACTATATGCTTCTTCAAGCTCTTTATGTGTATTATATCTACTTTGTGGTCCCATATTTAATCATTTATTTTTGCTGTTTTAAGTGCCCAAAGAGGCATCTTTTGATTTTTAGATACTACTTCTATCCATTCTTTTGCAGTAGGGATATAATTATTACAATCCTCTTTAACATGTTGTTCACCAACATATCTTGTATAGACGGTTTTACCATCTGAGTTAATAAAGCTTTTACCAAATCTTTTTTCACATTCAAAAATACCTTCAGAGTGATGTCTAAACATCCTATGCATCATATTGGCAAGCCAAGCTTTGCTCTCATCAAACCATTCATGTATGTGATTATAATCTTCTACTTTACCTCCCCATTTTCTTACTGATGACTTACTATGAAGTAACGGGTGAGCCATCTTTTAATACATTTAAAACTTCATCTTGAAATTCATCATTTAGATCATAACTATAATTTTCAGTATGTCTTTGAGTATGACGTATTGCCATCTGACCGGTGTCAACAATTAATTCAATGTATCCATATCCTCCATCATTATTAACCCAATCCCATTCTATGTCATTATTTAATAGTTCATAAAAAAGTTCATCAAATGTATTTAAAAAATCATCAGGCACACATTCTCTGTTCCATTTTTCATTTCCATCTTTATCTAATTTATATCCATCAGCACTATCTATACATCCATCATCACCCCCACCGGAATAATGAATTTCCATTCTTACTATACCGTTATCTTTTAGTCTTTTTAGAGATAACTTTTGTTTTATTGTTAGTTTTTCCATTTTTAATAATTTTAATTTCAACACCTGGTTTTTCTTTATCATACACATATTCTTCAAAATGAGGAATAATAAATGTCATATTATCATCTTCTATCCACCCATGTTTTACCATGTCATCTTGAACTGTTTGTGCAGGATTAATATAATCAAACTTGTGCCGTGTTCCTCTATAAAATTTAAATGATATTGAGACAGGCAAATCATGCTTTTTTAATTCTTTTACAAAGGAAGCAGCTAGCTTCTTGTAAATTTGAGCAGTATTTTTTCTATATTTCATAACAGTTTTACTTGATATAAAATATTTGCCTGTCCATCTTCTACCATTTTTACTTGAGGGTACGTTCCCTGGTATAAACCATTTCATAATATTGTTTTTAATTTAAACTTTATTTCTTTGTGAGCAGCATCAAAGCCTTTCTCATTGAAGAGATCTGCTATATCTTTACTGCTATCTAACCATGTTCCTTTAATTTTGAAATGCAATAGATATTTATCTACAGCTGCATGTCCAGCAGGATCATTGTCAAACAAAGTTATAACTTTTTTAAACTTTTCTTTAAGATTATGAATTATATATGGTTTTATTACAGTATTCTCTGAGTCAGGAGCAATAACTTCTATGTTATATCCAAACTGTTTTAAACACATTGCATCCTTTAATGAGGAGCATATTACCAAATATGGTTGATTATATTCTAACTGATCAAAGCCTTGCAGATGTGCTTTAATCTTTATGAATTTATATTTTTTTTGTGACGGTTGGTATATTTTATAAATATTACCATCCTTGTCAAAATACCCATATAACTTTGGATATTCCATCCTAATAGTTTTTATACCGTTAGGATCATCTTTTGACATAGTATAATATTCAAGAGGTTTTACATTATATTTTTCTAATGTTGATTTGCCAATGTTAAATTGTAACCAAAACTGTTGATCTAATTTATTCCACGGCCTTTCACTGCAATAATCAACCTTATATCTAGGATGATCTTTAACTTCTATATTATATTTACCTTCTTTTAGAGCAAACTTATTGTAATCATTTATCATTTTAAAGACTGCTTTTGAGTAATCAATACTAAAAAGCTCTTTAATAAGATCTATTTTATTACCATAGTTGCCAGTTGAAAAATCTTTAAATTTGTATTGTCTTGTTCCTTTATCAACAAAGACCCACATGCTTGGAGTTCTTTCACCCGGATTAAAGATAGAATGAATTCTAACATTTTGTCCAGTTAAACTTTCTGGTAAATCCAGATAGTATTGAAATACCCAAGCACTTGGAACTTTGCTTTCATCAGATACAAGATTCTTTGTACTTATCATAATAATATTAGGGCTGAGATGAGGTGTGCTATTAGCTTCAATCTCAATTAAGTCATTATCTCTAGGGCCTATTAGACACCCCTTTTATTATTTATAAGTCAAAGTCAGCACCACTTCCAGATGTTCCTTCAAATGAAGAATCAGCTTTTGGTTGTTCTTTCCTTACTATTTCTCTTAAATGTGTAGATTTATCATAAGTCATAAGTCTAGACTTAGTAGTATCTACATCAGTAGATTCTACAGGAACACCATCTTTAGACGGTCTAGGTAAATAAAGATCATCATTAATATAACCTTCTTTATTTTCCCATTGTCTTGAACCTATACATGCATTAAACCAAACACTATTAGAAAATAACTCTGATGCTTTCACCATAAAAGAATCTATTGTGTCAGCTTCAATAGCATCTAATTGATCTCTTTTACCTAATTGCTCAGATAAAAATATCATAGATTTTAGAACTTCCTGATCTCTAGATACTTCACGCCCGCTTGGCAATGTAGCATCTTTATAAGGATAAGGACTCATTCTAACTCTACCTACTTGACCTTCATATCTACCTTTAGATTGATCATTCATGTCTTTGTAAAAACCTTCAAATTCACCTGTAACAGGTTCAGTTTCTACATGTAATGTAATATTATAAGCTTCTGAATCATAGGGTGTCTTATCAAACGTTACAGAATTAATTCTGATTACTTGATTTCCTGGACTCATAACTGGTTTTGGTCTACCTGATCCGGCAGACATGTCTTTAGTACTTAACATAGTTTTTGATTTTAAATTTAGTTCACTCATTTTTAACTCTTTTTAATTTTCATAATTATTTATACAATCCTTTACAAATTGTAAATCATTAGGTATAAAGGAATTTTCAAACATTCCCATAGGAGACTTACATGTGTTTTCTCCATTATTTTGTGTATCAAACCCATATTCTAATGAGTCTTCTTCTTTCTTAACTCTACCAAATAAAACAATAGAGAAAAGACCTTCCAAAGTTAATGTATTATCTATCATTTTACCAATAGTTTTAGCTTTAACTTTTCTGTGTCCATTAACATCTGTTGAATCTTCTGAATGAGTTAAGAAAAAGATACTTAAGTCATCTCTCATATCTTTAGGCATTTTAGCAACCTGTGCTAAATTTGCTGCAATTTGAGTAAACTTATCATATCCCTTTTCATTAGCTCTGTCAAAATATTCAAAACTGGACATATATTGCCAATCATCAATAACTAAAGTTTTGATATGTGGCATTTTATCATTGACATGATTCATTGCTTTAATTATACCAGAAGCTGAGGAAGCCGATGTCATATTTCCTTTAGGATTATCCTTTGAAATATTAGTGTAGTTTTTCTTCCAACCCTTAAATGGTAATGGTTTATTTGCAATGTTTATAATAAATGTTTCTTTAGGATCTAATGTCCTAATAGATGTAGACTTTCCAGTCCCTGAGTCAGCTATGACTAATACGCTTTGTGCCATGTTTTATTTATTTACGGTTATTTAATTTATTACTTATAGTTAATAATGCTCTTTCAATGCCTTTTAGTACATCTAGCATGTCTCTACCAGTTTCTGGATCTGGTATTTTTTCAAAGTCCTCTTTAATGGTTTTAGTAGTAAACTTTTGGCCTCTACTGCTAACATCATTAATAACTTTTAATTCTGAAACAGGTATTAAATGTCTTTCAAATCCTGAGTTACTTGTAATTAGTTCATATTCTTCTTTCCAATGAGGATTATGTTTAACTAAATACAAAGTTCTTTTAGGATCTTCAGATTCATATTGGATACTTACAAATTCTGTGTAAATATCTTTACCTTTTTCTAATTCACTTGGAAAAAATGATACATATAGTTCATCTTTCCCTGATGGCCTGTATGCCATCTTTGGTATATATAGAGCATTTGTATTTCCAATTGTTTGGAAATAATCTTCATGCTCCTCCTTAAGTTTTGCAACTATTGCTTTACGTTCTGCTGGAGTCATAATGTTATCTTTTAATTTTGTACTTATCATGATTATCTTCTTTCTTGTTGAGGTGGTGTGTCCATCTCTATTATTTGCATCTTTTCAAATTGAGCTTTAAAAAAACTCATTCTTGTGTCTCCGTTTCTTGCTTTAAGAAAATGCAATACTAATGTTTTATCATCTTGTATGATATATCTATCAGGTCCATAGAATCTAATCTTTTGTTTAGCAGGCCGGTTAATACCTATTAAAGTATCAGCATGTTGCAACATTGCATCTGAACCAAATATATCTGATTCTAATACATAGTTACCATACTTACCATCTACTGCTCTGTCAGGATTATCTATATTTCTATTTAATTGTGATAATGCTATAAACATACAAGGATATTCACGTTTAACTTGTGTAAAGAACTCTCCTAATTCAAATAACATATCTAATCTGTTATTCTGATATGGTGCTCTCTTTACTAGTATAGTATGATCTAATGTAATAATAGTTTTTTGACCCTTATGTTCATCCATATACATATCAAGCTGCTCACGCATTTGATTTACTGTCATTGGAGTACTTATAATATCAACAGGTGCTTTAACTCTATCTTTAGCATACATATGACATTTGTTAAATGTTTCAGTAGTTAATTTACTACCTGCACTACATAATTCTTTATATGTTTTACCGGTTATAGAACTAAATTCTCTTAATGCTGAAGTTCTACCTACCATCTCAAATTGAAATTCAAGAACTCTGTAGCTTTCTTCAGGATTAAGAACAAATGACTCTCTAATTATTTGATCTTTAATTAGTGTCTTCCCTGACCCTGGTCTTCCGCCAATAACAGTGAGAGTATTCCACTCTAATCCATCTGTTACAGCATCATTAAACTTAGGCCATGGTGTTTGTATAGACTTTTCCTTACCGGATTGTCTATCAAGCATATATTTAAGTGCTTCATTAAATGATTGGTATTGTCCGTGCCATGCTTCATTACTCATACAACTTTTTCTTTAAAATGGTTATCATCAGGTTCTACTCCATCTCTTATCATATCACAATAATCAGCAAGATCAGATGTTCTAACCTTGGATTTATCTTGTTTACTAATAAAGTATTGACTTGTTTTCATATACATATAATCATTATCTCTGTATGCATTAACATACATCTTTGTAGCATCTATAACTTCATCCCAAGTAAATTCATAGTTTTCAAAAAACCATCTAAAAGAATTTTCTAATGTCTTTACATTTACACGTCCAGGTTTACCACTTGGTAATTTACCTGCAGGAAATATATCTCTATATTCATTTATTCTTTTAAGAAATTCTTTACCCATTAATTGGATGTTAGTTCTTTTTTTTGCTCTAACAAAGTAATTTTCAAATCTTGTAATTACTTTTTTTGCTTTTATAGTTAATCCACCATCTTCCTCAATAAAATCTAAATTTTTAAGTTCTTGAACTTCAGATTTATTATTTGGTAATGGCAATGACAGACTCTTCTTTATCCCGTAAAGAAT